GAAGTAAAGACGCTAGCACCTGATGGTGACTTTTTGTTTCCTCCCTATGTCACGGATCCACAACGCGCGCCTTACTGTTTTTGGAAAACCTACTACACTCCACAAGAACTAGAACTAAAGGTAACTACCGATGGATGGGACCAGGACTTCGTTGACATAATGATCGAAAGATACCGAGGCGTAAACATTGATAGCCTTGAGCGTTACGAGGAGGGCCGTCGTAGTATGAGCCTTACCGATACTGCTTACGAAGCAGACGAACTTATAGAAATTGTATACGGATACCAAAGACTTATTAACGAAGAGGATGGATCCGAAGGAATTTATTGTACAGTATTTCATAAGAACTTTGATGGGGACGAAGGTACTGGGACTCCGGGATACGCAAAGTTCGAGCTACTTAATGGGTACGAAGATTACCCAGTAGTAGTGACACGCTTGTCCGAGGACACAAAGCGTCTCTATGATGTATCCACAGTTCCTAGTATTCTTCGAGGCATACAGAATCAAGTAAAGGTGGAGCGTGACTCACGCATTGACCGCAACAGTCTAGCAACACTACCTCCAATCTTACACCCAGTAGGACAAGCTCCTAACGACTGGGGTCCAGGAAGAATGATTCCATATCGTCGTAAAGGAGATCTGGACTTTGCACCTACCCCTGCGTACAACCAAGGTTCGATGGAGATGGAAGAAACATTAATAAATCAAGCCGACAGAATGGTTGGTCTTGATTCCAATGACCCAATGTCTCAGTCAAGGCAGCAGTTCATGGTTGACAAGTTTTTGAGTCACGTGTCCGAGGTTATTAGGATGTCATACAAGTGCTTCCAGAGATTTGGACCGGATCAAGTATTTTTTCAAGTTACAGGAATACCTGACCCTCAAGTTCTTGATAAGGGAGACCCTAATGAAAACTTTGACATTATGATTAACTTTGATGTACTTGATACGGACCCAGAAACAGTAGAAAAGAAGTTACAAAGTTTTGTTGCATTGAATCAACTTAATGTTAATAATCGAATGAACATTGATGGACTTCTTGATATTGCAGCTGCTAGTATTGATCCAGTTATGGCTGATGCTGTGTTGCAACCAGCCGAGGATGCCCAACAAGAAATGGTTAAGAATGTTACTGATGATCTTACAAAAATATTTGCAGGTATTGAAATGCCGGCACGTCCTACAGGCGCACAGATTGCTATGCAAGTTCTTCAACAGTACGCACAACAGCCCGACATCCAACAGCGCCTACAACAGGACGAATCATTCCGTGGACGTATGGAGAAATACCAAGGACAATATACCTTCCAGATGCAACAAGCACAGAACGCACAAATTGGCAGGATTGGTACGGCACCCGCTCAGATGGGCGAAGTTAGTACTCAGAATATGTAGCATTGCGGTTCTAAGTTTTTCTTGCTTAACAACTTACACAATGGCAGATAATAAAACACCCAAAGATTTTATCAGCGGTCGCACCCAGCAATTAAGTGACCGAGAAGCAAACAACCTTAGAATGAGGCACGTAGCTTCTACTCTGGAGCAATACTTTGGATCAAACCCTGCATTGATTTCTGCTATGCTAGGTAACATTGATGTAGAAACCGGAGGCACATTTGACTACAAGCAAAAACAAGACGGAGGTAATGGGTACGGTTTGTTTCAATTTGATTTTCATAAACCTCATTACAACAAGTATCTCAAAGAGAATGACCTAAAGGATAGCGTTGATTCACAGGTAAGGTACACCTTTGAAAATATTTATGGCAATCAACAAAAAGTATTAGGAGAGGGTAATGCAGAAAAACTTAGGGAATCATTTAAAAACAAAACTAATCCGATAGACCTATCAGATGATATTATGGGTATCTTTCTAAATCCAGGTAAGCCCCACGCCGACAGGCGAAGAAAATCTACTACAAAATATTCAGAAGCACTAGCCCCCATAGATTTAGGAACTTTATATAGATAGTAATATGAACATCCAAGACGATATAAAAACACTTTATAACTACGAGGCTTTTGCTAGGTTTATGAAAATGGTTCATCAACTAAGAGAAGAATCCATTGAGGAACTCCACGAAGCAACTAGCGACAACATACAACAAATCTCAGGACGAATAATTACATATGATCAATTACTTCAGTTAGTTAACTGGGAAGAGTTGCGTATTCGTCACCGTGAAAATTCTTAGGTGATCAAGACTGTTCACCTGTGTTACAGTAACATATCGCAATCTCTCGGCGTAAATGAGTGGAAATTATGACAGATGAAATCACGACTGCTGACTCTGGGGCAGATACAATACCAGTGGACAATACTAATATATCCGTAACGGATTTTGCAAATCGTCGATTGGGCGAGATGACTTCTCAGGAAAACTCTGAGGATAAATCAGAACCAGTTGCCGAAGAGACAACCGAGGAAACAACTGAGGAGGTTATTGAGGAAACTCAAGAGGCTGAACCAGAAGAGACTGAAGTTGAATCAACATCCGAGGATGTTCTTTCACAGATTGATTTGGACAACGCGTCCGAAGAGGAACTAAGGGAACTAGCTGATAAGCTAGGCAGTAAAGCTGTTGCACGTTTTGGGGAACTTACCGCAAGGCGTAAATCAGCAGAAGAAAAACTGGCTAGATTAGAGGCAGAAATGCAAAAGCAGAGTCCCCTCGAATCCAAAAAGAAGGTAGAAAACAACCCGTTCAGCAACCTAGAAACCATAGAGGACATACAAACTAAGTCCGAAGAAGCGGATCAGGTAATTAATTGGGCTGAGGATCTTCTTTTTGAAAGTGCTGATTATGCAGCCGATGATGTCATTACTGAAATCGAAGGCAAAGAAATGACTAAAGCACAGGTTCGTAAGTTCCTTATGCAGGCGCGTAAAGCTCAAAAGACTTTTCTACCGGATCAACTATCTAAGCTTGAAGCACTACAAAAAGGGAATCAACTACATGATGCCTTGTATGCTAAAGCTCAAGAAGAGTTGTCCTGGCTAAAAGGAGAAGACAATGACGTACGCAAACAATACGAAGCAACTATAGGAGATAAGCGTTTTCAAGAAATGAAACGCATTCTTTCAAAAGAAGCTCCGGATGTAGCGGGTCAATTAGATTACTGGTTCGCTCACGCAGATAATAGTATCTATGGTCGTAAACCAATAGCTGAAGGTAAGCCAAGCATGAAACTTACACCACCCAAGGGTGCAACAACAAGTAGTGCAAACGCTGACAAGTCCCAATCAAGAACTGCAAAGAGCCTCAAGGAAATGCAAAATCGTTTTAAAGAATCGGGTAACGCTCGTGATTTTGCCGAACTTAGAAAACTACAAATGGCATCTCGCCGATAACTCATTAATCATTAAATAAAATGGCATTCTCAAATACATTCGATACTACAAATACAGGATCGGGCGTTTCTAATCGTGAGGACTTGACTGACGTCTTGACCATTCTTGCGCCTGAAGAAACTCCAATCCTTTCGTCTGCTAATAAAGAACGCGCCTCCGCAACTAATGTTGAGTGGACTGTTGACAGCCTTTCTGCACCTGTAACTACAGGTATTTCAGAAGGTGCTGACGTTGCAGCATTCACTGACAAGTTCGCTGGCCGCGCTCGTCTTGGCAACCGCATCCAAAAATTCCGCCGTGACTACATGGTTTCCGATCTGCAAGAAGCAGTCGATTCCGTTGGTCCCGCTAAAATCGCTCAAGCAGAAGCTAAAGCTATTCGCGAACTAAAGCGCGATATTGAAGCTACAATCGCTGGAACACAGGACTCAAGCACAGAAAACGGTGCAGGTACACCTAACGGCCTTCGTGGTCTTGGTGACTGGCTCGATTCTGCTGGTCCTGCTGATGTCCCTGCGGCATTCCGCACACCTGCTGACAGCATCTACACAACTGCTGAAGCTAACGGAACTCCATTCAGCGAATCAGCACTTAACAGCATCATCAGTTCTATCTTCCGTGTAACTGGTTCAGCTAACAATCTTATGCTTGTTGCTGACACTGGACTACGCCAAGTTATTGCTGACTTCGCTCGTACATCTGCTGGTGCAACTGAAAACATCCGCTCTGTAAACTACGACGGTAACAGCGGTAGCATCAAGCTATCCGTTGACCTATATGAGTCAGACCACGGTGTTGTTTCAATCGTTAACCAAAACCCTGACTGCGCGCCTAACTTCGGTGGTAACACAGCAACTGGTTCTGGTTATATCGTTAACCCCGAGTACTACGGCATTCACGAACTCATCCCTATGGGAAGCACACGTCTTCCTAACCAAGGTGGTGGAGAGCGTGGATTCGTTGATTGCGCTTTGACCCTCGGTGTATACCACCCTGGCGCTCACGGTGTTATCCAGGACGTAACCTAAAATAAAGGAGATATAATATAATGGCTATTGACCTTAAGAAAATTGGTGACATCCAGACATTAGCTCTAGGATACACACACGAAGCTACAGTAGAAGCTTCTGCATTCTCAGCCTCTACTGGCGCACAAGCTCTCGCATTCAATGTTGCAGGAGGCGCGTTGGCTGGTACAGTTGGTAAATGTGCAATCATTGTTGACGAGCTAGTTACAGCAGCAGTTACAGATGGCGGAGCCGCTATCACTGATGCTACACTAGCTGTTGGTGATGATGGCGATGCTAACGGCATGGTTGCTGAAGTTGATGTAT